AATGTTGGGCATTAAATTCCAGGTCCTCGTCGACACGCCGCGCCGTCTCCATTGCCGCCATGACCTTCTTAAGTTTTGTCGCTTGATCGCTATCAAGAAATGTCTTGAAGTCCTTAAACATTACTATCTCGGTAATCTGTAGCCTCGACTTTATTTCCGCCACAGCCGCTATCCAACTTTTATCGCCAGCTACCGCGTATTTTCCCGCATAGTCTGAGAACGTCTTAAAGGTCAGTCGCCCCTCATCAAGGAACCCTATCAGATCGGCGCCGGTAAATTTTGGTGCGCCAGCTCTCAGCAAGTCGATCTCTATCATCCTAACGATTTCGGGGGCATCTTGCAGTCCGCCCTTCGTATTTATTTTAAGTAATTCCAAAAACCTCTTGGGATCGAGTCCGCCCATTTTGGCGCGCGAATCTTTGAACGCTTTTTGATCCGGATCGTTTCTGGCTATAGCCGCGGCGATTTCGATTTCCAACTCTAAAATATCGGTCGTCCGCTTACGTTCGTTTTCCTGAAAGCGAGCAGCCCGCCAACTGTTAATATCGTTCTCTAAAGTCCTAATCGAACCTTCCAGCGCCTGCCGATCCCGCGGGCGTAGCATCCCGAGAACTTGTCTCACCGGCTCCGGCAATGATTCTTCGGGATCACCGGACATAATTGTACCCACCAATCCCCCAACATCGGTTGCCTCTAAACCCGCCTCTATAATTTTCTCTCGTGCGGCATCGTTTATGGCAACCCAGAAATCATTGCCTAAATCCTCGATCTGAGACGGTGTATAATCAAGTTGTGCAGCCTCTCTCTGCTTCATGGTGAGCCACGAGAGAAGATAATCTGATGTGATCTTTAATTGTTTCGCATCATCAAATTCCACTCCCAACTCACTGAGTTCGTCCCTTCGGTGTGATCGAGCCGAGCGTTCGGTTATGGGAGTCCCATCTGGATACCGCATCCACTGATATTCAAATTGGAGAGAAATGCCATCGATAAATTTATCTATGTTTGCGATACCCTGTTCAAATGTTGTTCTGAAATCCGCCCTGGCCCTGTTCCGCCCACGAGTGATGTATTTCGACGTATAGCCGGCCACGGCGGCATTACCGTAAATGGCATTGTCGGCACGAAGCTGTCGGGCCGTCCCTGGTGAAGCCTCGTCGAGAACCGCCACATGGTTGTTCACCGTACTATCGATTGCGCGCCACAGCGCGTCAGGCTTCCAATTCTCTCTTTCCGCCTGGAGTTCTAAGGCGTTGATCCTCTGCTTAATCTGAACCTCTAAATCATTGCTGACGATGGTCAAGGTTCCCTTACGAAACGCCTGGCCATATATTGTCTTGCCCCCAGAGATATCAATGTCTTCTTGCTGAGCAACGGCGTCGGCGATCTCATCTGATGTCGGCGCATTTGCAGCACTATGTTCCGCACCAGCAAGTTCTGCATATTCACCCAGGGACTGCACAGAGTAACGGAAGACCTGGTTCCACGCAGCGGCACTGCTGGCAGCCGCATCTACCTCTGCCGCATGAGCGGCCGTAAAGGCCGATGTGATGGGAACGCGCAGCGGTACGCGAAGCGCCGTGTCCTGGTCGTATCTTTTAAAGCGCTCGACCATTACGGCCACCAATCCACAGACTCGTGGGCGCCCGTCTTCGCGATCTGTCCACCAGCCGCTATAAGCGTGCCGGCAGCTTTAAATTGCGCAGCCCTCTTTGCCACCTCGCCGGAAAGACGCAAGGCGCTGGCCTCGTATCCACCAAAACTCAACGCAAGCTGCGCATTAGTCTCGGCCGACAGCGCGTCCCTCTGCATTGCAGCTTCGGTCAACGTCATCATTCCGCCCGGTGGCGCCGCGATCCCAGCCGCGCCGGCGCCGGCTTGTATTGCTGCCATCAGGCCACGTCCTCGCCGCAAGGCGTTCACACCCGCCATACGCTCGTTAACGGCCTCTACACGAGCCTGGTACATGCGCGCTTGCGCTTGCTGATTCGCCGCCGCCTGGGCCGCCCTGCCTTGGTCAGCTTGCGCTTTCGCACCCATCACCGCGCTGGCAATAGAAGCAATCGCCATGATCTCCATGCCACTCATTGGCCGACGCTCACTTTGTACTCAACGCCGAGAACCGTGCAGAACAGCGGCTGGGTCATTGTCATGGTTAATTGCGCATCGCGCGAATAACCGAGCAGCGGCGCAATACGTTTTGTTCCCGTGAATGCCGTCACGCCCTCACCCAACGTCAGCGGCAAGGTACGGAAGGGAATCTCGTACCCGTTCACGCTCAAATTCTGAGTGCTGTCACAAATCGGGCTGGCCTCTACGATGCGCCGGCGCTGGCCCTGGACATTTCCGCTGGCGAGCTTGGGCTCGAAGGGCAGCGTTTTGACCTCAGCCGTGTAATCAAGACCGATCTCCAGGTAGCTGCTGCCGGCGGCATCCAGGGTCACTGCCCCACTGGCCACGGTCTTGTCGGTCTGGACAACATCATCAACGATCACCTTGACCGTTGCGGCCTCTAGGTGAGACAGGCTCGACGCTGTTGTACTACCCGGCAGCGACTGATCGGGCGCCGCGGCACCAGAGAAATATTGAAGACTGGAGTCGGTCGTCCGGTCGTTGTCGAAAACCTCTAAATAATATTTTGTCGCCGAGTTTATCGTCCGTTTTACGACAACATAAATGTCCTCTACATCAACGCCGACATTCAGAAACGAGCCATCAGTTTGAAAGTAGGATGGCGCCACGACGTTCTGCGACTGGAGGAGGACAAAGGCCGCGATCGTTCCGGACTGTGCCGCCGCGGACAAGCGCGTGTCCGCCGTCGAGGTGCCGTTGACGATAAGTAGCATATCCCCCTCGGTCGTATCGGTAGCGGAACGCAGCGCCATATCGAGCGGCTGAACGATTAAGTGTGACGACAGCAGGGAGATATTCTCGGAAACATATGACAGCTCGACATCTGAGAAGGCGAACTCGCGCAGCGCCTTGCCCTCTCTTTGTATAAAAAGTGTCCCGCTTTCGCTGGCCTGGGGCCGTATGCCCGCCTTTGCACCGCGGCGCGTCGCCGACTTGACGGCGATATTGCTCGGCGTGATAGGGTCCAAATCAGCCTGCGGCACGAAAAATTCTGCGCCTGTCGTGAAAACTTGCAAGTCTCGGCCGCTGCGCATCGCCACAATTGAATTGGCCTGGTCTGTGTTCTGGGTCACGATAATGGCGTCGTCTGCGAGCAGATCGCCTATCTCGAAACTAAAGAAATCGTTTACACGGCTGGCCCACAAACTATTTGGCAGCGACTTCGAGCCACCAAACCACAGGCGGGACTCGTGGAACGTCACACTCCGCGGATAACCGCGTGTTGACGACCAGGCGTCTTCATATCCGGTCTCCAACTCCCAGGCGCCCGAGGTGGAGGTCGTACCGATCGCAGAGGTATCGCCAAACGGCACCTCGTTGACCGCCTCGGCCACGGTGTCGGAAGTGATCTTGACGATCCGCGCCCGCCCGAACCCCTCAACGTCGTTGACGAATTGGCCAATCGCGGGCGAGGCGAAGCCCGTAATCTTATAAAGTGTTGTGCTGTCGGGATTGGTGTCCCAGTCGGGCGTGATGCTCGCCACTTTCGTCGTGCCGTTATACGCGGTTATCAATCGCGACTGACCAGACCCTGTATTACCTGTCAACTGCACAAACAGGCCGGGGAAGCGCTCATTGCTAGAACTCATGGCGCTTGACAGCGTGATCGTGCCGTTGGCGCCCGCCTGCGCCGTCCCATTTGGCGTTGCGTCGAGGTGTGTGTATGTGAGAGTAATATTATCGGCTGTGGTCGAGGACGGTGTCATCGCGCCATATGGCGTGTACTTAACGACATCGAAAGCGTGACGCGGCGTATCATCGAACGTGATCGTCGAGATCGTCCATGTCGTATTGTTGGCGCCTCTGACAATCTTGACCGGCGCCAAATCCTCGTCGACGACGATCAGCGTATCAATGCTTTGGGTCCAGTACATTGTCGGAATTACGGTTGAACCTATCGATGTCGCCAGATAATCATTGCCACTGCCGTTGATGTTGGTCATCAAAACCTGATCGGCGTAAATGTAGGCACGGTTATGGACGAAGAGAAACATGAAGCTCTGGGTAGTCGAAACCTCGAACGGCACCAGGCGACAGCCGGATTGCGGCGCGCCGGCAGAGGGAATGTCGAGCAGCCAGCGTAGGCCAGGCCGCCGGGTGAATCCGCCCTGCGGCTGAATGACGACGTTCTGCGCCTTGTCCAAACCCTGATAATATTGAGTCAGATCGACCCTGGCCCGCAACAGCGGGTCCATCTCACCAGAGGTGAAGGAGGTCTGTATTTGCGCCAAGCGGGACATTAGCGAACGTCCGTTAGCGCGTACTCCGCGATTGCCACCGATGGCCGGCCGGCACCGTCGATATGCGCCGCCTGGCGAAAGAATCCGCCACGCCCATTTTCAGACGGCGGGCCGAGAGCTATCTGATGCCAGTGGACGGCCTTGGTGATTTGGTCCGTAATCACTTCGGCCAGCATCCAGGCCATCTGATAGGTGAGCAATTGAACAAAATAATGCGGGAAGGCGTTTTCGGCAACGACCGCCTGATAGTCGATATAGATCGCGGTCGCGTTGGTGAACAGTTTGGCTTGGCCATCGTTGGCGAGGCCAATCTCCCAGTTTTTGAACAATGCCTGGGTCGAGGCGCCCGTGTAGGCAGCCCTCGGCACGCCCGTCAGCATGTCGGGAGGAAGGCCGTATTCGTAATCCCACTCACTTGTAGGTGTCGTCGAAGCTTGTGCAAGCTGGGTCTTTTTTACGGTAAAGCCCCAGGGGTACATGCCAAGCGTCGACGCCATGGTCTCAGGGTAAAGCTGACTTACCGCATTGGCGGCAGCCGAGCCGTCCGAAAAGGACGATATCGAGTCGTGACCGAGTAGCAGCAGGGCGCGATTGCAAATCGAAACGTCTGTATCACCAGCCGCCATTTATCACCTCAAGGTTCCGGGCGGGGCCAAAGCCCCGCCCGGTGTTGCCTTAGTCGGAATCCGTGACTGCGATAACTACCGCATCCGCTACGTCGACAACGCCGCTGGCGTTGGAAACGACAACGTGATGCGAAGCTGTCGCCGTCCCACCGGACGAAGCCCACGAGTAGATCAGATCGCCTACCGAAACATCGGTGGAGACATCGTTAAAGTAGGCGGCGACCCGCACTACGGTCTGAGCATCGGTCGTGGCGTACGACCAAATCTGAGGCTGAGACCCTTTCCGCGATTGCCCGCCGATTGGGCCCCATCCTGCTCTATCAAAAGCCATGTCTATCCCTCCTATGCTTCGCGACTGATGATTTCAACCAGGCCCGTCGTGTCAATGACACCGGAGCCGGCTGAGAGATGCCCCGCGACGAGCCAGGAAGTTTTCTCCGGCACGTAATCAATCGCGGTCTTTTGCGGCAAGCTGACCGCCAGCCCAACGGCATTCTTATGCCAGGCAAAACTCGACCTGTCGTTGGAGCCATCCTTCGGGAGCCCGTCTTCATCCCGGTCACCCATCATAATGATGGAGAATCCCATATAGAAACCGATCATGCCTTTAACGAGCGGCGATGATCCAGGGGCCGTGAAGTCGGAACTGGTGACCGATGTTTCGGATAGCAGCGCCTCCAAAGCGTTTGCATGCATCAAGAGGTACCGGTCTTGCTGCGGCGCGTTTGCCGCGTTTAAGGCCGCCGAGGCCGTGCGGAGCTTGGCAATATTCATATCGGTAGCCGAGCCACCGACCGAATTTGCCACTGTCGTACCAGGTGTCGCTGCAATCATTGCGTCGACAACAATCTGATCCTCGCGGCGGGCTATCGCGCCACCTACCATCTGGGCCAGTTCTTGCCGTTCTTGGAAATTAACATGGCTCTGCTGGAAGATATCTGAATATTCGGCGGCGATATAATCCGTCATGGTTACAGAGATGTTCGCCCAATCGGCAGCCATCGGCACGACATCGGACTGCGGCGTCCTGACGGATGCCACGCCCTTGCCGAGCTTGGGCCACTGATAGGTGCTTTGATTGACGCCGGTGCGCGTTCTGACCGTGCCGCGAAGAATGGCCTCGGCCTGATAGACCTGATGCACCTCGGCGTCGAAGAGCGTGACATATGAGTCTGATAAGTTGACTGCCACTAGACTTTCTCCTTCAATACCAATGGGTTACCCCAGGGTTGGCGAAGAAGACTTCGGCCCCAGCTATGGCGGGGAACGCCCGCTCGTCCGCTTTCGCGGACCCAAACCGGCTCACATCGAGTTGTCAGTTAAGAAATGGTTAGCATAAGCAAGTATCTAGCGTCAAGTTAGCGCACCGCGTGGAACTGCTCGAACTTCTTCTCAACGCCCCGGCGGAAGGTGCTATCGGACCTATAGCGCGGGTCTTTCACCAGGTCATACAGATCGTCCTCGGTCATATCGCCGAGCGCCTCTGGCGCCGACAACGGCACCGTGACACGCTCGCCCATCAGTGATCGCATCTTCTGAATGAGCTTTTGGCCGTCACTGGTGTAGCCCCAGGCGTTCATCTCTTCCATGTCAGTATCCGACAGTATGCCCTTGGCCTGGAGACCTTGCTGCCACATCTTGTTGCTCTTGATTATTTCCGTGGCATTTGGCCCCAGCTTTTCCAGTTCGCGCTTTTCGTTGTAGGCGTCCTGTTCAGCCTGCCCGCCGGAAATTTCCATGATCTTGCCGGCCAAGTCTTCGAAAGCGGCCTGGCTAATCTTGTTCTCTTTCGCCCAGCCTATATATTCCTCGACAATCGGGTCTTCGGTTTTGAAGCCCTTCTCTGTCAGACCGGAGGTGTCGTATTTTTTGGGTGCTTTGTGTTTTCCGGCACGGAACTTTGACTCAAGCTCGGTATAGGATTTACTGAGCTTTTCGATATCGGGACCGTCGTCGTCTGACCAGAACTTCGCCGGGAGATAATCGGGGCGTTCGAGAGGCGCTTCCTCGCTTTCCCCATCGGCGGCCGCAACGTGCGGAATGTTCGCTTCTTCCTCTTGCGCGCCAACCTCTTCCGGCTCGGCCTCGATCTCGACCGCATCCATCAATCCTCCCGCTTTCGGTGCTTCATCCTGCTGCTCTTCTGCAACCTTCTCCTCAGACATCATTTTGCGATCTCCTGATACGTTGAATGATCTCGCGAATAATCGAGTTTTGCCCTTCACGGGCGTAGCCATAAGAAGGCTCGCTGCCGGGAACCCAGCACGGCTGATTTAGCGTGATTGCCTTGAGGTGATCGAGAACCTTCTCGCCATCCGGCGTATTGAAGAGTCGATAATAGGCGCGGTCCAATTCACCAAACGTATCGACCGGTTCGAGGTGAGCCGGCGCTTCGAGGCCGTCCCAGCCATCGTCATTGATCGAGCGTATCTTCTCGGATTGATTGGCCACTTATGCGACGACCTCGGCCTCGGCGGGTTGCCCCTCGGCTCCCTCCTCGGCGCCCTGGGCAGCGATTTGCGCCTGGGCAGCCTGGGCCATTTGCTGCTGCATCATCATTCGCTCTTCCGGTGTCGTCCGCAATTCGGCAGGAATTCCCATCTTGTCGCCGATGTAATCGACGACCCTGTCCATTTTGATTCCCATGATGCCGACAGGGCCGAGGGACTGGGCGATTTGCATGAACTGCATGAACTCGCCGACCCTCTCCTGATTCTGCGCCATCGCCAAGGGGCTGAGCGGAACGATGCGAATGTTGATGCCGTCGACTTTGAGCGGCAAAATGATCATGCCCATCTCGTCCATCAATTCGAGCGTGCGCCTTACCACCGGA